CAATAATCAATTAATTCTTGTCTTGATGCTGGTTTTGCCATTATTCTAGTTTTTTAATTATTTAGAACCAAAACTTTTATCCATTGAAAGTATAGTCTCTTGCTGCTTCATATAAAGTTTTACATAACATCTACAGATGTTTTTTAACATATCAATGTTTGTGCAAGATTCTATTTCTCTAGATATTTTTTCATACTCAAACATTTTTGATACTGTTTCCAGTTTAAGTTCTTCATGATTCATAGAGTTTCCTCAACATGTGCTTAATCTCATTGATGGAAGATTTTATGTCTTCTATCTCAGATTCCATACTAGTCAGTTTTTCCCTCTCTGTCCTTTTTCTTTCTCTTGTTTTAATATACTGCTCAGATGAAAAAGAATCTGTATTAATGATTGCATTAGTAGAGAGGTCTCTAAGTAAATTAGGATGCCCCTCTACTTTTGCATATTTTCTAGTATCCATTATGCCAATGCTATTGCTCTAAGTTGTTTGATAACTGGAGGAATTGCTTGGTTTGATGTTGTAGCAACAATCTTTATTGCAAATCCAGTAAATGTTGGAAGATCATCTGCAGTGAAGGTATACTCCTTAAATTCATCCCCAAGACTGCTTGAGACATTAGAATCTGATCTACCATCATTATTATCAGAGTCTATAACATTTCCATTAACATCAAGGTTGTTGTATCCTGGGAAGAGTTCCCAAACTTGATCTTGATCTGGAACATCAGATCTAAACAGTTTATACAACATTCTAACATCAGATGAGAACTCTCTGTAGCAAGAAATGTATGCTTTGAGTGATGTAGCACTCTGTGCCAGATTTATTTTATTGCTAACATAGACAAATGCATGTGGATCATCTGTGTTTGAATTAACTCTGGAATCAGTAGAATATGAACTTAATCCAACTGGTTGGTTAATTGCATATGATTCTAAATCAAGGTAGATTTGATCAATATCAATTATTGGAGATACTTTTGAATCTGTAGTTGAAAGAGTCAATTCTAAAGTCAATGACTTTTGACCTTCAAATGCAGTTGAGTTTAGGAATTCAACTTCATTTTCTTTGGATGCTACTGTTCTTAAAGTATTAAATGTATTCTTTTCAAATACATCAATTGTTTGATATCCTTGATCAGCATATGCAATTTCAGTGCCATCAATACTTCTTTCTGAGACTGTTCTAACTCTTCCAGAAACAGAAGTTTTATTTGGAGAAACTATAAAGTTTTCATTGAGTTTTAATGTGCTAAAGTTTTTGTTTCTTCCAGCATATACATTGACACCACCACCAAATTTATCTGTGGTAAATGTGCTTCCTGCACCAATTTGTACATAATATGAATTTAAAGTTGGTTCTGGATTTGTAAGAACTGTGTGAGTTGTATTAATTTTAGAAAGAGGAACTCCATTGAATTCATATTTTTGTACTAAAGTATCAACTGCATGAAGAACTGAAACAGTTCCAAGTTGTGCTCTTGTAATATCTCCAAGTTGTCCACTCAGAACACTTTGATACTTAACTACTTCATCTGCAATTTTTGCATAACCTGGGTTTGATACTCCAACAGGAGATCCATCATAATAATCAAATCCAACAGTGCTTCCTATGCTAATGGATGCTGTTTCAGTTGCTCCATATGCAACTGTAATCTTAGTTGGGATAGAATCTGGTTCAGCACCAACTATCTTAACCTTTTCACCTTGGAAATGCATACCATGATTTGGATGATTAATCAACATATGTCTTCCATCATTCAAACTAGAAGCTGATGTTGAGATGGAATAGATTGGGTTTTCTTCTAGTTGATTTTCTGCAACAAATGTATTTTGTGGTGCATTGAATAGTCTAAGAGTTCCAGTAGTTGCAGTAAAATCAGCTCTTCTTAATGTAAACTTAATGTCATCCTCATTACTTGGTGTCCAAGTACTTCCATTTTGAGCCTTGAACATGACCCCCATAGAAGGTTGTTTGTTGATAATAACCTTACCAATTTCTTTATTCTGTGCTGTGGTTATCTCAACTTCACCCATTCTTGAGTGCCATACAAAGTAGTTTGGAGAATCAGAAACAATTACTAATGCATATTCTCTTCCACCCTCAAGTCTCACCATTTTGTCAAATGTAAATGTTGTAGCAACAGTTCCATTGGCACTTGTATTAACCTGTGATGGCATCAATACTTTGCTCAATCCAGGAACAACTTTATCTGGAGTTCCAGGATATCCATTAACAGTTTCTCTAATTTGAACTTCTACAGGGATGAAGGAATCCTTTTCTGCAAAGAAAAGATCAACAGAAGTTACAGTAATTCCAGACTCTTCTTCAACTAAGAATGTTTGAGCGAGAGGATCATAGTATACAATGTAATATGGTTGAATTATAGTTCCCTTTGAAGTGAAGATATTTGATGCTTCACTAGTGAATTCGCCAGGAACTCCAAGAGGTTCTTTTTGTGTAGAAATCTTTGCAGTAGTAGTTCCAGTCTTAAATCTATTGTTACCAGTCCAAAGGCTACCAACTACAGTTCCATTTTCATCAGAAATCAATCTATTATCTGCAACCTTGGCACTTGCTTTACTTGTTAATCCATAAACTCTATATCCAGTGCTCACATTGCCCCAGAAATTAGTTGCATATGGAAGTTCTAGGGTTTCAGTGTCAACATTTAATATTGTTGATTGTGGACCATACAGAGATGATATACCAACTGTAGGATTGTATGGGTTAATATTATATCTAAATGTTGGATTTAGAATAGGACCATCCTTATGGTTTGGAACACAAATTCTAAATGTGCAAGTTTTATTGCCTTGAGAATCTAAGGCAATGACAGTTTCACCTGCCTGGAAAGATCCAACAACATCAGTAACTTCCAGTAGTTTTGGAAATACAACTGATCCTGGTGGAACAGAATCTGCACCACTACATACTTGATTGTCAAAAGTAAACTTAAATCTAGTATTTGGTTTTAATCTTGTTGCTACAAACTGAATATTTCTTGGTCTGATGTAAGATTCATATCCAGCAACATAAGAACCCCATACAGTTCTGTTTCCACCACCTCTATGTCTTCCTGCAAAAACTGCTGGTCTTGTTACTGTCCAAGTATCAATTTTTGGTGATAGTTGCAAAACACCAACCCAAGTAACAATATCAAATGGGTTTACACTTACTATTCTACTTGCAAATGGTTGCTTAAAGTACTCAACCTCATTATAATCTAAAGTAATAGTATCACCACTTCTGGTAACATTTGTTGAGGTAGTGGTATCCAAATCCAACTCAGATTTGGAGATAACTTCATCAGAACTATAGAGGTTTAGATCTACTCTATTGTTTAAAATAGTTGGTGTTAAAGATTCATTTGATACATTTGCTTCAAAGATTGGACTTTCTATGTCAATTCTTGAAGTATCTACAAAATTATCAACAAAGAATCCAGACTTAAATCTATTAAGTCCATTTTCATCTTCAATAAACAAACTTTCAGTTTTTGATTCCAAAAGTGTAAGGGAAGTATAATACTCTAAATATCCAACTCTATCCTCAAGATCTCTCAAGTCTGCCATTGTATATCTCTTATTATCTGTCAAGATGATTCTTACTTGCTCTTGATCAGTAATATCATAGACATATGGAGATGCTATTATCTCAGCAACATCTAAAACTTCTGAAGAAATTTGTGGAAGAACTGGAGTTTCACTAGGTTCGCCAAAAACTAAATTGAAATTTCCCTCTTTGTCTAGTGTTAGTCTATCTACTCTTCCCAGATAAAAATCATAATCAAATGTAATGCTTTCATCTGAAGCTAATATCTGAGATGAGTTAGCACCAGAAGTTGCAAATGACCTTGAAGTAAAGTCAAAGGGACTTAGATTTGTTGCTGAGTTATATGCAGTTACCCTAGGTCTTAGGTCAATAATATCAGTATTTCTGGTCCCATCAAATGTAGGAATCTTTGTTCCATACAAAGAATTCAAGTAACTGTTAACAGTGATTAGATCTCCATCATCAGAACTGTCAAATCCAAATGAATCAAAGTAAACTTTTATTCTACCAGATGGTTCCTGAGCACCTGCCTTTCTGATAAGTCTTCCAAAATCATAGAAATTTTTTCTCTGACCATTATCCAAATCATACTTGCTAATGATATTTCTATCACCTGGAGTTACAGTTCCAACAACAGCAGTATATCCACTTTCTAAAAATGTTATTGTTTCTGATACTTGAGGTCTTGACTCTCCTTTATATACAACATAAATTTGACTTGAATTTCTAAGTTCAACAAAGATACCAACACATCCAGTTTCTTCACAAACAAAAGTTTCACCTAAAACCAAATCTGATGTATTTGATGTTGGGCTGGTTAAATCTGTCAGGGCAATCCAAGGAATTTCTGGATCTCCAGTTCCTGAGGACTCATATATTGCATGTACTTCAACTAGATCTGGAAGATCTAAACTGATTTGATCATCATCTACTCTTGTCCCATAAACACTGCTGTAAGTTAACCCAGCATTCTTTGGAGATGAGTATTTTGTTTTGCTGATGGTCAAATTATTACATCTATCATATCTCTTTTTCTTAGAACTGACATTGGTTTTAATTTGAGTGCTTATTAAAACGCATGGACCTGCTGCTGCAGATAGTCCAGTAATAGATCCACTCTTACCCCCTGCAGTTAGGGTAAATGTTGCATTAGTTAAATTCTCAATAGATCCATTAGCATTGACTAAAACATATCTTTCTTCATCAAATGCTGCATAAACATAATCAGTTCCAGAAAGATTTGGTAAGTTAATTGAAGTTCCTGTTTTGGTAATTCCAGTTTTTTGAACTTTCACAAAAGCACTAGAATTCAGTAAATCAATATTTGAAATATTTTGGTGTGGAAGTTCATTGTAAAGAGTTGCATTTTCTGGTCTAGAAATCTCTGGTCTGAGTAAAGTAAATGTTTGTAGAGTATATGTGCCAATACCCACATCTCCAGTACAAAGATTCTGTACTGTAGAGACTCCAACAGCAGTTAAATTGGTTCTACCACTATTAAATCCAGTAATTCTTGCATATACTGATGAGGTAAATCCCACTGGGTTATATGAAATTACATCATTTACTTTTAATGTTGAACTAAAGGCATTTCCATTAGATCTTGAGATTGTAGCAGTTCCTGTAGTTACTGATACATTAAATGGTCCTGATAGTTCAGTTGGAGAAGATAGTACAGCATCTGCAACAAATCCTAAACCATCTGAAATTGATTTAACATCATTAATAGAATAATCAGTTACAGTTCCAATATATGAACTTGTGCTAGAAATTCCATTAATGATTAAGTTTTCATTTCTAATAAATTTACCAGTTACTTGATAAAGAGAAAACTGGGTATCTCCATTAGTGATTGATTTTGCATATCCAGCAGCACCACTACTTCCTCCTTGGATATAAGATCCAACAGGAATTCCAGTAACTGGAGTTGTTGTATCTAAAGTGGTATATGTCTGAACATCAAATAGTTTTAAATTAAACTGACTTATTGGGCTTTCATATGAAGTATTGTTATGCTCAAAGTCATAAACTCTAGCAAAACCTATTGTAGATCCAGTTGCAACTTGATTTTGTAGTCTTTGTGCATGTAAAGAAACTACAGCACTTGTTGAAAGACCAACTTTAGGAGAAGATTTTACATTGTTTACTCTGATTAAATCTCCACCATAAAATACCACAGAGGATGATTCTACCTTTTGAGTAGTTCTTGGTTTTGGAAAATCTACAACAGTATCATAGTTTACTACCTCATAACCTTTTACATAAGATTTTCCTGGGGAAACTTGAATCAATCCTAAATCTTCTGAAGGTGTGCTGCCTTGAGAAGTTTTTTGATTTTCTAGATAAACACCACTGTTTCCAAGTCTATTATTTAAAGAATCTACTGCTTTTACATTATATGGAGTAAGTGTATAGTTCCCAGACTCATCAAAGGTTCTTCTAGCTAAAACATCAGAAATAAATGACCCAGTAGTATCTTGTTTAATTTTTCTAATTATTCCATTCTCTACCCTAAACAATTCAATAAACCCATCATCATTAAAGTCATCTAAAGACTTTTTGGTGAGGGTTAATGAAATGGTGAATCTATCTGCTCCAGGAGCAGCATAATTTGAAAATCCCTGAGCATTATCATTTAAAGATAAATCATCATCTGCAGTTACAATTTCCTCAGAAATTGCTAAACCAACTCTATAAGATGGTAAACTTGAATACTGTTCAAGTAATATCTCTTGAGTTTGTACATCAACAAAATATCCCCTTACAAAGAAAACTCCTTCTTCTACTCTTGCTGCAGATCCAACTGAAAATGGAGATCTTCCCACTGGATCAGTAATTTGTAAAATTGGTTCTCCTGCAAAAATGAACCCCTGCCCTAAAGCAATGTCAAAGTCTGCTACTAATTCTTCTCCAGCAGAAAATATTTCAGTTTCAAAATCACTAACAGAAGAAAGATATTTTACATAAATTGTTGTTTTGCCCCTTTCAGACTTTGATGCAGTCAGTACATTAACTACCTTTGCAGTAACTCCACTAAGAGATCCAGTAAGAACTTTTCCAACTAAAGAAGAAAGATAAAGTTCTACATTGATTCCTTTATAAACTGTTTCTACTTCTACTGAATTATAAACAGGAATAAAAGCACTATTTCCAGGTATTACTACACCCCCAGTATTGAAAAATTTGCTTCCAAACTTTTCAATTTGATTCTGTAAAATTGATTGTAATGTTGTAAGTTCCCTTGTCTGTACAGTCACTCCAGGTTTGAAAAGAACCTTATAAAAGTTCTTTTCTGAACTAAAATCATCATAATAAGGAGTTTTGTTTAGGTTTGTACTTTGGGGCATTTTCTTAGAATTCTAAAATGATTTTTATGTCTTCTCTTTGTTGAGATGCTCTAGTAACAGACGCTCTATTGTCTACATAAAGAATCTCACCACTCTTGTTATTTATATCTGGGCTGGAGAGTCCAGAAGTAAATTCTTGCCCAAGATAATATTCAACAGATCCTACTGTAGTAGATGATCCATTGAAGGAAATATCAATTGGATATGAATTTGATCCAATTACAAAATTGGTTGAGTTATCAAATTCATTTTGATCATAGTTGGTTGCAGTTTGAATACCACTAGAACTATCTGCATATTGATAGTCAATAGTGATTATATTTCCAACAGCATAAGTATCAACATAATTTGTTCTTGGTTGAATATATCTAAGAACTTGTGTTGTTGAATCAAAACTCACTAGATTTGCAATTCCACTTGAAGAACTCTGTGTAATTACAGAATCCAATGGTTCTAATATAGTAGATGTATTCATCTTTGCAGCATATACTCCAGATCCACTACTCTGAGAGAAGTTGGAATTTGTGCCAAATGCTTTTATATTTTTAATTATTCCAACTCTAGAAAATTGGTTGCCAACAATAAAGTCTGGGTTTGTTGCATCATTTTCAATTCTACTGTAGACTAGAACTCTAGTTGCACCCAGTTCATTATAAACATCAGCACCATGACCACCACGAGGGGGAATAATGACATTAAAGATTGCCTTTTCACCACCTAATGGGGGAAGAACTGAGTCCAAATCTAGGGTTGCATATGTATATTCCAATCCACCTGCAGTAACCTCTACAGCAACTGGTTTGGATTCTTCATCAAATACCACACTAGCTTCTCCACCAAAACCATCTCCCTTAATGGGAACACCAGTTAAAGTGCCAACATAATTATACTGTGCTTGCTTTTCAATCAAAATAGTCTGAACTTGCCCATTAAATGCATTAGATCTAACTCTAGAAATTTCTGCATTAGTGGTTGTGGTCCAATCATTTGGAACAGAAATATAATTTGTTGAATCAAACTTTAGCACATCTGCTGGACTGAGGGTATAAAGATATTTCCAAACATATCCATCACTCTCCTTTCTTGGAGAAATGTCTGTGTGTAATGGTTCTTGAGTTGAAATTACCCCTTTATTTTGGTTTGCTGGGGTAGATCCATTATTAAGACAAATATAAACTCTAAAATCTCTATTAAGTACATAATATTGGGCATCATACAATCTAGTTGCAGATGCAACAGAAGATAAGTTATAGACACTGTAATCATGTCTATACATATCATATTTTCTTCCAGTTACCCATTGGAGTTTAGGTATTACTCTGATAACATCTGAGGTATTAATTTTCTTTACCCCAAGAATGCTATCTCTATAAGAATTTAAGTATAATGTATTATCTGTTGGACTTGGTTGGGATGTATCCCAATCAGTATCCAAAGAAGTTGCATTTGGCAGTCCCAAAAAAATATAATATCCTCCCTGAGCAACATCATCAATAAAGTTGTTGCAATTCAATAATCTTATGTTATCAGTAACTATTGCTGGCATTTTTTCTGGATACTTTATTGTTATTTATTAGTTCTTTCTATAGAAAGATAATGGAATGGTATTTATTCCAGATGGAGATGATGAGTATGATGTTATTCCTACAAACAAGTCTGAAGATTCTGTAGAAATTCCAATTGATGGAGATCCTATGTCAATAATGCTTGAACCTATGGATACAATGGTAACTCCTATAGACACATAAGATCCTTCAACATAATCTCCAACTTGGACTAGGGATCCTATGCCAGCACTAGTATTAATTCCAATTATTGTTGTACAGAATCCACTGAAAGTTCCATCTGTAGTAGTGATTCCAACGGTTTGAATTCCTGGATTAATATCATAATCTAAAGATATAATAGATATGCTACTTATTCCAGAAGACTGTTTTTCTCTTGATTTTGAAACAAATTCTCCATTAATAATAGCATCTGCTTTTTGTGGAGTCCAAGAAATAGATCTTCTCTGTGAAGAAGACTCAGATAAACCTCTATCTGAATAAACCTCAGTTCTTAATGTATCAGAACTTACAATTCTCTGTGCAGTTCTAACTTTTTGATCTATTGGAATTATTTCAAAAATATCTCTTTGAATTTTAAGTTTATCTCCTTCTTTTACATCAGTTTGTGACTGGAAGAATTCTGCATCACCATCATATCCCTCATAAAAATAAACTTTTATTGTGCTTCCAACTGGAGGTGCTTCTGTAAATTCTAATTGCGATCCTCCTAAAAATATGTAAGAAATTCCTGGGATTTGAAGAACATCATTGACAAAAATTAAGAGATTATATGATAAGTCAATTTCTGCAACTGGATCAGATTCTAAACTTGTTCTTCTGGTTACTAAACCAAGAGGAGTGCTCACAGTCTCAAATAGAGTAAATATTTTTCTTCTTCCATTGACCTTACTGGTTAAATCATTCAGTTTTCTTAATTTGCCAATGTTCCAAGCTGAAAATTCATCTTTTGCTACTTCATTAATGGTAATTTTTAATTTATCATCATTGGTTTGTGTAGAAACTCCTAAAACTCCAGTTGGTGTAAGAACTTCCCCAACTCTGTAGTTGTATCCTCTATTTGTAAATGTTAAATCAGATACCTCTCCAAACTCATTGACTTTCAAACTTACTGATGCCCCTATTCCAGCAGCAGATCCAGATAATGGAATATCATCATAAGGAGATGGGGCATCAAACTTAACTATGTAATTGTATTCATATTTTCTTACTTCTGCACCTGCAGTATGGGAAGTTCCAATTGTACCAAGTTGACCTCTAACAGTTCCTGTTAGTTCACTAGTGCCATTATCTATTCCAGTGTATTTGATAATCTCTGTACCAATTGCCACAAATCCTGGATTATTGATATTAACTAATTCACCTCTAAAATACTCAAATATTGATGTTGTTCCAACTCCAATTGGTGTGCCATCTACTGCTAAGGCAGTTATTACCCCAACTAAAGTAGTTGAACTTCCATTATATTGATATCCAGATCCACCAGTTAATATGCCAACTCCAGTAATAATGCCAACACTATTTGGATATGCAATTCCAAGAGCTCCAGATCCTGGAAGTTCAGCATCTTCAATTTCAATATAATAAGTTGTTATTCCAGTTCTATATCCAGAACCTCTATCACCAATGTAAATATTAGAAACTGTTCCTGCAGCAGAAACAACAGCAAACCCAGTTGCTGGAATTTGTGGTTCATATAAAGACCCACTTGTGACTCCATATGCAACTATTAATCCACCTCTAGGAAGACCTCCAACATTGACATCATATGTTTTGGTATCTAGAGATCCTTTAAAGTCTATGAATGTCTGTCCTGTGCTTCCAACACCCACCTGCCTATATTCAAATGCTTCTTCAGATTCTGGATATTGAAAAATATTATTAAGTAAAACAATTCCATTATCAGAACTTATGCCAACAGTGCTAACCCCAGAAACTTTTAATTCAAATGAACTTGTTATTCCTGTAAATTGTTCAGAAATGTCATCAAATACATAGTTTCCATCATAATTAGATCTTAAGAAAACTCTTCCTTGGAATGAACTATTTTCTGTTGGAAGAATCAAAAATAATTGGAAAGATCCCACTGGAAATTCATTTCCAGTGTTTGTGGAAAAATCTATTGCAATACCATTAAATGAATTAAATAGACTTGTTGCAAATTTAAAGGTATTATTTGCACTTCTAATTAAGTAATAAATTCCCCCATTCTCTAATTCAACTGGGGGATTCTCTGAGTAAAATACTGCTTGAGATCCAGTGATAATATTTTCATTTGATCCAGTAAAATAAGTAAAACTCTTATCTGCAAAATCAATATCAGACAATGGTATTACTAAATTAACTCTTTTTCCCTCTAAAGGAGGATCTGCAAAGTAAATGACATCCTTTACAATATTATAATTGCCAGATAAAACTTCTGCTGGAGTTTGAGTTATAATTCCAGTAAATGTAATTTGTGGGGTTCCCATTACTCCAGTTCCCCTAGAAATTGCTATTTCTTTGGTGTTATAATTTATAGCAGATACTTTTACAATCTCACTTGAAGTAGATCCATAAACTCTCAACAGAGAACTTAGTTTAATATTTTCTAAAGTATCCAACCTAAATGATGTATTAGTATATGTTGTTATTCCCACAGTGGATCCAACTGCCAGTGGGGACTGAATAATGTTATCAATTGCAATTAAACATTTGGCATTTTGTTTTTCTGCCAGTAAAGTATGAACTGATCCAATTCCAGTAGAAGTTATATTTACATACTCTCCAGACAATGCTAAAGAAGATGCTAGTGCAACTTGTATGTTATCTTTATCAATTACTATAGGATATACAACACTAGGAAGATAACTACTGAATCCAATATTACCTGGACTTGTTGTTGAAATTCCTAATGAGGTTCCTGATCCTGCACTATAAACTAGTCTTTCTCCTGTTTTGAAAAAATGATCTTTGATATAGATTTTATCTGAAGATATTCCTACTATATTATCTGAAGAACCATCAAAAGTTTTATAAAAAATTGGTTCCTGATTATATCTAATGGGAAAGGAAGTTCTCCCATAGATTGATGGAGTATAAATTGCACCAATATCTGAAACAGGCATTTTTAAAAATATTTATTAGACGTTTGGAGATAGAACTGCTTTTCTTATAATTTTAAAGTTATATGATCCACTAACACTAGGAGTAAATGCTAAAACATATTCTCCTGGAGAAGGATTATATATTGTCTCAACAGCGAACTCATCTATATCTAGACTACCTGCAAAACCATAAATTGTATTATTATTGTAGTCTGTAAAGTGGACTGAATTTATTTGGAATATAGATCTTTCTGTTGTAAGACCAACAGTTTTTTCTGCCTCAATGATATATTTTGTTGCAGCAAATGTTTCTGCAACTGTAGATATTGCTACTTGAGAAGAACCAGAATAAGTTAATTTTTCACTAGTCACTACACTCAAGGTATTTACAATTTCATTTGAAGAAACATAATTATCATTCATTAACTGCAAATTGCTGAAAACAGTTACTCCAACTCCAGTAATTGGAGTAAATCTAAATTGAACATCTCCAGAATCTGTGATGATATCAAATGACCCTAAATCTTTAGTTTGCTGTTCAGCAAAAATGTTATAACTGATACTATTATCAACATTTTTTATCAAGGAAAACTCAAATGCGTTTTCAACTTTCTTCTGTGCTGAGGATATTCCAATTATACCAGTTCCAGATGTTAGATCTGTCAGGGGATAACTATAAATTATTTGTGCAGTTGAGACTGATGTTGAAGCAAAACTTACTGTATTTTCAATATTGTCAACATAACCAAATGAAGTTGATGCTATGCCAACTTGAGTTGGAGCAGAATCTTTAACTGCAGATATTGCATAACTGTTGAATATATTCCTTGGAGTAAAGTTAATTACAATTTCATCCCCATTAGTTGGACTTAGTGTTGCTTCAACTTCCCCTAAGGGGAAATTAACTGCACCAGAAGCAGTGTAAAAATCATAGTAATATGCATAAGAAGTAAGATTTATATCAGCATCATTTCTAGTCACAAATAAGTCAAATACTTCTGGTTTTTGGAAGTCTCCAAAGAATGATACTGTGGCACCAACAAAGAAGAAATACTTGAGAACAACTTCATCAGTAGTATCTACAGTATCAACAGGAATTAAAACAAATGGTGAATTGTCAGTATCAAACAGATTTGATATATTATCAATTGGAAGTACTCTATTATTTCTTGATAAGAGATAATCTGATAACTTTTTAGTTCCAAACTTAAGATATTCAGAGTAAACTCCTTCACTATCATCAATATCTTCTTCAATAACTAAATCATAATTTGCAACTGTTGAGACATCAAACTCGGATACCAAAGCAACATTAACCAGAGAAGATGAATCTGATCCTACTGTTAATGTTTTTGCTATTCCAACTGGAAGTTCAGATTCTACTGAAAGATCTCCAAATTGCTTATATCCAGAAACATGAGC